CTTTCATTTGGTCGCCGCGATCCCATCGCAGAATTTGCAGATAAACTCGTAGAGGATGCTCGTCGTGAAGGGCGTGAAGCTGAAAAGGCTGCATACTCCCAAGCACGTACGTTTCGTCCGAAGCTTCGTACCTATGTGCCTGTCATCGTTCGCGGTGAAGAAAGCAAGGGTATTCGGTTCTTCTCGTTCGGAAAGACGGTCTATCAGGATTTGCTTTCCTACATCGCAGACCCCGATTACGGGGATATCACAGACCCAAAGATTGGGCGTGACATTGTGGTGGAATACACCCCGCAGGAAAAGAGTGATACCAGCTTCGCCAAGACCGGAGTAAAGGTCAAGCCAAACCAGACACCCGTTGTGGCTGATGTGGAACTTGCCAAGAAACTGTTGAACGAGCAGCCTGATATCTTTGCACTTTACAAGGAACCTTCGTACGAAGAGCTTCGTGTTGTGCTTGAACAGTATCTTGATCCCGACCGTACTGCACCAGTAGGCAAGGGATCACCAGACGTAGAAAGTGTAAGCAAAGCTGTCCTTGATGTCAAGACTGAAGTTTCGGAGTCCGCTGTAGTAAAGAACGCGCTTGACGAATTCGATAAGCTCTTTGACAATTAATCGGTAACATTCATGTCTACCGAAAAGAAAACAAAGAAACCTGTCCCGTCTGTAAATCGTGATGAGCTGGCACAGACCATTGCGGATGCCCTAAATAAATTGAATAAGGATTCCGGCCAGATTGCATTCTTTCTGGATGGGAAGGAAGGTACGCCCACGGATATCACCGATTTTATTTCCACTGGGGCAACTATGTTAGATATCGCTATTAGTAATCGTCCCAACGGCGGTATTGCCGTTGGGCGCATTACCGAACTCACTGGACTTGAAGGGTCTGGTAAGTCGTTAGTCGGTGCGCAACTTATTGCGAATACACAGAAGCGTGGTGGGGTTGCCGTGTTGATTGATACCGAGACTGCGGTAAATGCTGAGTTTTTCAAAGCAGTGGGTATTGATATGAATAAAATGGTGTATGCTCAGATATCAACTGTTGAAGATATTTTTGATGCAATCACCAACATCATTGAACAGGTGCGAACAGGAAAAGATAAGGATAAGCTGGTTACTATCATTGTGGATTCTGTTGCCGCTGCTTCTACCAAGAAGGAAATGGAAGCAGACTTCGGAAAGGATGGCTATGCGACGGATAAGGCAATTATCATTAGTAAAGCTATGCGCAAGATTACGGGATTGCTTGGGCGGGAACGTATTGCCCTAGTCTTTACCAATCAATTGCGGCAGAAGATGAATGCGCCTGCATTTAGTGATCCGTGGACTACTTCGGGTGGCAAGGCAATTGCGTTCCATGCGTCCACCCGCATTCGGTTAAGTCTTGTTGGAAAGATTCAAGATGCAAATAAGAATGTGTTGGGAGTAAACGTCAAGGCGGTGGTGGTCAAGAATCGTTTAGGACCACCACATCGTATCGCACAATTTGATATTTACTTTGACCGTGGCATTGATGATTACGGTAGTTGGTTGACGGTTATGAAGGACAATAACTTAATCAAACAATCGGGTGCATGGTATAGCATTGTAGATGAAACTACTGGCGAAGAAATCAAGTTTCAGTCGAAGGAATTTCCTGCCTTTCTTGCATCCAATATCACTCGCAAGGAAGCAATCTATCAGAAGATTTGTGACACGTTGATTATGAAATACAAGTCAGAGTATGACCCCGACGCAGTAACATTGAGTATGGGCGAAATGGGCGAAACGGACAGTAAAGAACTCTTACTTGATTAATACATGGTTGACTTAAACAAAGTTTTTCAGCAAATGAACTTTGAGAATATCAATCAGGAGGGCATGGGCTATAATTCTCGTGTCCTCCTGGTTGATGCGCTGAATACATTCATACGTAGTTATGCCGCGATTCCCAGCCTTGATGACAATGGTAATCATGTCGGAGGCATGACGGGATTTCTACGGAGCATTGGTTCGGTAATTCGTGATTTTAAACCCACACGAGTAGTGATTGTATTTGATGGTAAGGGTGGTTCTCAAGGGCGACGAAAAATCTATCCAGACTATAAATCTAATCGGAAACCTCCGACACGATTGAATCGTCAGTACGATACGACAACTATACAGCAAGAAGCTGACAACATGAAATATCAATTGGTTGCTTTGATTGAAATGTTAGAATGCTTGCCCGTAACCGTGTTTACAATGGATAATATTGAAGCAGATGATGTGATGGCGTATGCATCTGAGTTGGTTACATCACAAGGTGGGCAATCTATTATTTATTCCACCGATAAAGACTTTTTACAGATGGTTACCGAGAATGTTAAGGTATACAGTCCTGTAAAGAAAAAGACATTTGACATTAACACAGTGGTAGAAACCTATGGCGTACATCCCAATAATTTTGTTTTTTATCGTGCACTTATGGGCGATAAAAGTGATAATATCACAGGAATCCGAGGAGCCGGAGAAAAAACCCTGCTCAAATTGTTCCCCGAATTATCTGAACCATCATTAGCGATAGATACCGCATTCATAGAACAGAAATTTATGGATGTTAAAAAGAAACCAAAGGTAATTCAAAACATTTTAGATAATAAAGATATAGTAGAACGCAATTTACAATTAATGCAATTACGAGATGTGAACATTTCCACAGATTCTAAAATGAAAATTGTTCATAAGCTAGATGTTGTCAAAGCAGATTTACGCAAGATGGACTTGACAAAGTTGATGCTTCGTAGTAGAATTCTAAGTACCTTCCCCAACTATGATATTTGGTTGACCACGACATTTGCACCACTAACACGTTTTCTATAATTAGTTGATACTTATAGTGGTAGAGATTGATAGTTCACGGCTATTTCTCTATACTAATTGAACATTGCCCCTATGAGTATATGTGTGAAGCCGTGAACTTCATTCAAGGAAAGTAGGGGTTTGTTTTTTGGTAAATTATGAATCAATATTATGTATATGGACATTTCACTCCAAATACCAATGTTCCATTTTACATAGGAAAAGGAACAGGAAATCGTGCATGGAGAAAACAAAATAGAAATGTATTATGGTATGATATTGTAAATAAACATGGGTATGAAGTAAAAATATTACATGATAATTTATCAGAATCCTGTGCTTTATTTGAAGAAATAAATCTAATAACGTTGTATGGCAGAATAACAGATAGTACGGGAATACTGGTTAATATAACATCGGGCGGCGAAGGTGGTGGTATGACGGGGCGACATCATTCGGAAAAAACCAAGCAAAAAATAAAAATGTCCAATACAGGAAAAACTCGTTCACAAGAAACAAAAGACAAAATATCTAAAATTAAAACCGGAAAGCGACCTTCCGAAGAAACGAAGATTAAAATGTCAAATGCCGTGACAGGAGAAAATAATCCATTTTGGAGAAAAGCACATTCGCCAGAAACCATTAATAAAATCAAATCGGCCAATACTGGAAATAAAAATAGGTTAGGAAAAACACATTCTGAGGCTACTCGAAAGAAGATATCGGATTCAAAGAAAAAAACACAATCCAGTTGACAAATAAGAAGTTCGGGTGTATATTTCATTATGTAATTCAAAAGAGGTTCTATGGTTCCGATAGTACACGCACCTAATTATGATAGTAATGTAGATAATCTATCCAAGTATGGAATTGAATTTCAGACAAAGGTGTTGGCATCGGTAATTTCTACACCAGAGTTCTTGGAACAATCGTTCGATGTGATTAATCCATACTTTTTTGATAGTGATGCGGGAAAGTGGGTAGCACGAAAGGCGCTGAGTTATTATAACGAATATCGTGTTCTTCCTACGTTAGAATATTTTAAAATTGAAATGACATCCGAAACTGACGATTCACTTCGTGCGGGAGTCGTGGAGTTATTGCGTAAAGTAGTTACGAAGGTTACCGATACCGATTTGGAATATGTGCGGGACACCTTTTTGGATTTTGCTCGTAACCAATCGTTGAAATCTGCGATTATTAAATCAGTAGATTTATTACAGAGTGGTAAGTACGATTCTATCAAAACATTGATTGACACGGCGCTGCGCAGTGGTCAACCAAAGCACATCGGTCATTTATGGAACGAAGATGTAGATACACGATTGACCCATGTAGCACGTGCGACCATAGCAACTGGATGGAGCGTTATTGATGCTACGACTGGTGGGGGTCTTGGTGGTGGTGAGTTGGGCGTTATAGCCGCCCCATCAGGTATTGGTAAGAGTTGGGCACTTTCCACGATTGGAGCCAATGCAATTCGTAATGGTAAACGTGTTATTCATTATACGTTAGAACTTAATGAAAATTATGTGGGTATTCGGTATGATACAATTTTTACGGGTATTGAACCTGGCAAGATTCCAGAACACGTACAGGAAGTAAAGGATATTATTACGAAAATTCCCGGCAGTCTTATTATTAGATATTATCCTGCAAAAAGTGCCACGTGTCAATCATTGCTCGCCCATACACAGCAATTAATTGCCCTAGGTCGTAAACCCGACCTCATGCTCGTAGATTATGCAGACTTATTGAGATCATCAGAACGGGCAGACGCTCGGTATCAGGAACTTGGGGCTATTTACGAAGAACTTCGGGGCATTGCAGGTGAATTAAATATTCCCATATGGACCGCTTCACAGACCCAACGCAGTTCTATCCAAGATGATGTCATTCAAGCAGATAAGATTGCTGAATCATATCAAAAGATTATGACCGCCGACCTCGTTATTTCACTTAGTCGGAAGTTAGAGGATAAGGTGAATAAGACCGGTCGTGCGCATATTATCAAGAATAGGTTTGGTGCCGATGGACAAACATTCCCGGTAATGATGGATCCGGGTATTGGACAGATACAGATTTATGACGAAAAATCATCAAAGGGAATCCTACTGAAGAAACAAATGAACAATCAGCAGTCAGATGAACGGAATAATTTGCGTAAAAAGCTGTCAGAGATGGCTGGATTGGAAAGTCTTGATAATTAGATAACACATATTTTTTTTCTTTTGCCGCTGCACTATTTATTTTTTACATTCCCCACACACAATTTATCAAGACTTGGAGCGATTGAATGCGGTTAGAAGCAAAAATTCTGTCGGATATTACGACATTTATGAAATACAGTAAGTATCTGCCCAAAAAGCAAAGGCGCGAAAATTGGGAAGAATTGGTAACACGAAACAAAAAAATGCATTTGGAGAAGTTTCCAGAACTAAAAACAGAAATTGGGGAAGCATATAAATATGTCTACGATAAGAAAATTCTTCCTTCAATGCGTTCGTTACAGTTTGCGGGTAAGCCAATTGCTATTAACAACGCTCGGCTTTATAACTGTTGTTTTCTTCCTGTGGATCACGTCGACGCATTCAGCGAAATCATGTTCCTCCTCCTATCAGGCACTGGAGTGGGTTACTCGGTCCAACGTCACCATGTAGAAGAACTACCAGAAATTCAAAAACCTTCAAAATCACGCCGATATTTGGTCGGTGATAGTATTGAAGGGTGGGCAGATGCAGTAAAGGTGCTGGTTACAGCATATCTTAAGGGTAAAGCCTTGCCTCTATACGACTTCAGTGATATTCGTCCCAAGGGGGCATTACTGCTTACCAGTGGTGGAAAAGCACCAGGTCCAGAACCCCTGAAGGATTGTTTACATAATGTACAGAAGATTCTTGATAGAAAACAAAACGGGGAACATCTTACCACGCTGGAAGTGCATGATATTTTGTGCTACATTGCCGATGCGGTATTGGCAGGTGGTATCAGACGCTCCGCGATGATTGCCTTGTTCAACATTGACGACGATGACATGCTTACCTGCAAGTTTGGAAATTGGTGGGAAACGAATCCACAACGTGGTCGCGCCAACAATTCAGCCGTGATTGTTCGTTCTAAGGTTGAGGAAGATGTATTCTTTGATTTATGGAAGAAGATTGAAAAGAGTGGGTCGGGTGAGCCTGGGTTTTTCTTTACCAATGATAAGGATTGGGGAATGAATCCGTGTGCAGAAATTTCATTACGTTCGTTTCAATTTTGTAATCTTACGACAATTCATGCAGGTGATGTGGTTGATCAAGCAGATTTGAACGCCCGAGCAAAGGCAGCAGCATTCATTGGAACATTACAGGCATCCTATACCAACTTTCACTATTTGCGCGATGTATGGAAGCGAACCACAGAGAAGGAAGCTCTTATTGGCGTGAGTATGACCGGCATTGCTGCGGGGACTGTATTGGCACTGGATATGAAAGCCGCAGCAACTATAGTCAAGGAAGAAAACGCTCGCGTAGCTGCCCTCATTGGGATAAACCCCGCAGGACGGTGTACGACAGTCAAACCAGAAGGTACGAGCAGTCTTGTCCTCGGTACATCATCGGGGATTCATGCGTGGCACAATGAATACTACACCCGCCGAATTCGTGTGGGAAAGAATGAAAGTATTTATGTATACTTGGCAGCAAATCATCCAGAATTGTTAGAAGATGAATATTTCAAGCCACACTTGCAAGCTGTTATTTCCGTTCCGCAACATGCACCACCGGGGGCAATTACTCGGCAAGAAAGTGCCTTAGATTTGTTGAAGCGTGTAAGCAAGGTATGGAAGGAATGGGTAAAACCTGGTCATAGAAAGGGAGCGAACAAGAATAATGTATCTGTTACTGTTACCATGAAGCCTGAAGAATGGGCGGATGTGGGTGAGTGGATGTGGGAGAATCGTGACAACTTCACAGCATTGTCAGTACTCCCATATGCTGACCATAGTTATGTTCAGGCACCGTTTGAAGATATCACAGAAGAACAATATACTACAATGGTCAAGACGTTACATAATATCAATCTTGATAATGTTGTGGAATTAACCGATGACACTACATTGCAAGGTGAAGTTGCCTGTGGCGGTGGAGCATGTGAAATAACATGAACGAATTAGTCACTATTGTTATTCCCTGTAAGAATGAAGAACACTATATTGGGCATTTGTTAGGTGCATTATGTGAACAGGGGGTGGGGAATACTCGTATCATTGTTGCAGATGCAAACTCCACCGATAACACGGTGAACATTGTTAACACATTCAAACATGAATTAAATATTGAAGTCATTGCTGGTGGTCGGGTATCAGTGGGAAGAAATAACGGGGCGAAGTTGGCAACAACCCCCTATATTTTATTCTTGGATGCCGATGTAAGATTCTTTCATCGCTATGCGATTCATGACGCATTATCGGCATTGGTGCGAGACAACTTAGATTTGGTCACACTGGATATTAAAAACTATGGAACAGATTGGAAACCATCGTTCTTTTTCTCAGCATTTAATGTCATCAATCGTATTATGACAAAGTACACCCCGTTTGCTATCGGAGCCTTTTTCTTTACTCGACGCGATGCGTTTGAAGCGTTGGGAGGATTCCCTGATAAATATGACACATCAGAAGATTATATTTTAAGTAAACAGTATGCCCCGAACAAATTTAAAATTTGCAGCCATTATGTTGGGCAAGATGACCGCCGGTTTACCAAAGTTGGGTATTTTGGTATGATATGGTTTATGATTGGAAATTTCTTTAATCGACACAACTTGGCACATTTTAAAAAGGCAAACGTTGAGTACTGGAAATAACTATGCTACAGTATAAAGCTATTATTGTATCCGATGTGCATTTGGGGACTGATGATAGCAAGGCGGCAGAATTTTTAGAATTTCTGACGACCCATCACACAGATATTCTTATCATCAACGGTGATTTCGTCGATGGGTGGGCGTTGGCACGGGGTGTTCGGTGGAGAAG